CAACGCAAGCGATACCGCCATCGGGCAGCAGGCCAACGTCAGGGGAGTAGCGGCTTCGGCCGCCGGAACTTTTCTAAAGAGTGGCGAGCCTCAAGCGGCGACCGCGCGCTTCAGCTTCCGCCTTGCTGAGATCCGGATCCCGTTTTACCGCGGAAGCCATGCCGCAGCCGTCGCAACCTTCTTCGTCCACGTCGCATCCGTCATGCGCGCAGCCGGAACAATCGTCCGCCTGGCAGGATTCGCATTCGCAGCTGCAGACATCGGCGCTCATCTCGTCATCCTGGTCGACGACGGTGGTATCATCGGCCGCCATCGGAGCGGAAGATGCGCTGGCGCGAGCCGCAGAGCTCGATTGGCTCACGCCGTATTTGCTCAGGACCTCATCGAACGTCGCGACGCGATCGGCGAGCCCTTGCTTGACCGCATCCTGCGCGGTGAGGCAGCGGCCCTGGCCGAAGCCGTTGACGACCGACTTCACGCTGGCGCCGCGGCCGCGGGCCACCGCTTTCGTAAACATGTTGTAGAAATCGTCGACCACAGATTGCATCGCGGTGCGCGCTTCATCGTCGAGCGGCTGGAACCTGTTGCCCTCGGTTTTGAATTTGCCGGCGGAGATGAAGGTGAACTTCACGCCCATATTGTCGAGCGCGGCGGAATCGTCTTCGTGCAGCTGATAGACGCCGATCGAGCCGGTGAGTGAACTCGGGCTTACAACCATCTCCGAGGCCTGCGAGGCGAGATAATAGGCCCCCGATGCGCAGAGGCAGTTCGAAACGGCCGTGATTTTCTTTTGCTTGCGCGCGTTGAAGATCTCGGTCGCAAGCTCGTCGACTCCGGAGACCGTGCCGCCAGGCGAATCGACATCGATCACGATCGCGGTTACGTTCGGATCGTTGACCGCCTGGCGGAACTGCTGCGTGAACTCCTGCACCGAGGTTCCGCTCGGTCCGGAGAAGTCTCCGGAGTTTCGTTGGTTGATGAGCCCGTAGAGCGGGAGCACGGCGACCGATCCAGGTTTGCCTGTCGAGAGAGCCTTGACGCGCGAGGCCGCGGCCGCATTCTCTTGGCGGATCGCCGCAAGCACCTCCGGTGCGCTTGACCCTCCGGAGATCTTCAAGTTAAGAAAAGTCGCGATTGCTTCGAGCTTCTCGGGCAAAATCGCCCACACGCTCGAATAGACTGCGCGCACGATGGCGGAATAACGCATCAGAGAACTCCTTCGGGAAGGCATTGACTCACCATGCCGCGCTTTAATTCGGAGAGGCGTTCGCGCTCGCGAGCGATCAGATCGCTCACAAGTTCTGGCGGATCTTGGACCGCCGTCAACCACTCCAGGCTAGCCATCACGCTCTTACTGCGCTGAATTCGATAAACCGTGTACCTGAGCGCGAATTCGACAACCGCATCGGGCGAATCGGCGGTAAAGCTCTCGCCTCCCTGGATGCAAGGAAACCCTCCAGAGAGATGCACGTGGTAATTCGGCGCAAGGTTTCGAAATACAACAGATCCCCAACAATCGCCGAGCCACTCCTGCTTCTCTTCGCGGGTCACAGAACTCCTTCGACGGCGAGAGCCGCCAGCTTTTGCGGTTCAGTCACGGCAACCTGTTCGACATAGGCAAGCGCAGCGGCCTCGCCTTCGGTCTCAATGAGCATCTGAAGATGCGAACAGCGCACATCGTAAGCCTGCTTCGCCTTGAGCTGCTGCAGGGCGGGGAAATGAAAAACCTGGCAGACGAAACGATAATGCTCGGCATAGAACGCCGCGAACTGAGCCGCGGATGCTTCCGTTTCGATGAGCTTGCGGACCGCCTTGACTTCGCGGCGCACGCAGCGGCCTGCCGAATCCTGCGCGAGAATGATCAGTTGCGAACGCGCGGCCGATTGCTCGGCTGGATCCGGATCGGAGTTCTCGGGGTTGTCCTGGTCGTCCTGCTCTTCGGTCTCCTGATCGGGATCTGGGTCCGGGCTCGCGGGAGGCGCCGGAATAAGCGCAGGATCCAGATTCTTCCAGTTCAGCGGCACGAAGTACTGCTTGCCAATGCCGCCCCTGATCGGATTCATGTCCTCGAATTCGCGGACATCGTCATCCGAGAGCCAGCCGTGCTCGACGCCGACCGCGTAGCCGGCCATGCGCGTCGCCGTATCGCCGCGGAGCAGGGAGGCGAGTGCGAATTTCGAATAGCACGGATCGTTCTCGTTGAACAGGTCCCGGCGCTGAGCCTGCTCCCACATCACCGCCATAGGCAGCACCGATTGCTGCGCATGCATGAGATTGAACTGCTCCACAGAGGCGTAGGTCGCGGCCTTGCCCGTGTCGACACCGATCAGATGGGGCAGAATGTTGTGCATCGTGCAGATCTCGACGGCCGAGGCCTTCGAAGCATCGAGCAGCTGCATGTCGATCGGCTTGATGCCGAGCGTCTTGATATCGACGCCAGGCGGCAGAAGCTTGGCGCGATGACGCTTTTCCCCGGTGTTCCCGGCCTCGAAGGCCTGGAGATAGAGATCCTCATCCTGCTTATTTGCGAAGTTCGTTCCGGTGATGATGACACCGGCGCTGGCGTCGTTTTTCAGGTATTTGCCGCGGTAGTCCTGCTGCGCGAGCGCGACACCGTAGACATCCATGCCCATCTGAATGCGCGATTGGCCGGCCTGGCGCTCATCGGCGAAGTCGCGCACATGGAAGACTTCGTCCTGCAGGAGCACGCGCGTAGCGCGGGTCAGCGGATCGTTGTACTGATAGCGCAGAGTGCCGTCGGAGAGAACCTCGACATGCACGCGATCCGGGTGCATCGGAATCAATTCGCCGATCACCCCGCGCCGGCTGGTGAGGATCTCCGAGTAGGCGTTGCCGCGCAGCTCGATGTGGCCTTGCATCATCTGGTAGTACTCGAAGGCTGTCTGCATCGAGTTCGGACGCTCATGTAAGAGCCTGAATAGCGGGTGCTTCCGTTCAACCCTCTTTCCGCCGCCTGGCAGATCGCTATAGACGAGGCACGGCAGCACGCCCAGAGCCCGGCCCTTCGCGCTTACGCACGCAATCACCGTCGAAAGCCTCTTCACCGTATCCGGCGAGATGCGCATGCCGGCCACCGAAGGCGCGCCAACCGGCGAATACCAGTAGTCATCCCAGGGCGCGGGCGCCCCGCCGATGCCGCCCACGTCGGCAAGGATTCTTCCAACACCGAGCAGTGCCGATCCGATGCGGCTCAAAGCGACACTCCGCCACGATGCGCGAACTTACGCCCGAGGAGTACTCCGATCGCGGACATCGAAGCACCGGCTGAGATGAATCCGAGCGGATGCCAGGCAAGCCAGAAGCCGTAGGAGGCCGCGGCGATCCCAAGGAGCACGGCGAGGCCCGCGGCAATCGACGAGCCGTGGGCTGGTCGATCCTTTGAAGCGAAATCCTTCGGCGGCATAAAGTCCTTCACAAATACCCGATAGAAACTGGCGTGTAACGGCGGCGGATCACGCCGGCCATCGCGGGATTGAGGCCGGTGATCAGCGCGGTGGCCGGATCGATCTTGTCTTTACCGTTCTCAAGTTTGCGTGGAAACACGTTATCGTTGGCGTCGACGCGTGCGACGACGCAGGAGAGAGCCCAGGTCAGAACCGGATCGCCGTTGTGATGCGCGCGACCAGCGCGCATCGCGGCATCGAGTTCTTTCATCGCTGGGCTCAGATATTGGACCGTCTGCGGAACCGAGAGAACCACTTCGTCGCCGAGCTGCTCGGCGAGCTGCTGCTGCATCTGCAGCGCCGACCAGGGATCGAAGGCGATGCGCTGAAAATCGTATTTGGCGAGTTCGTTCTCGATGTCGCTCTGAATCACCGAGAGCTGGATCTCGGGGCCACGGACAGCAGTCAGCCATTTGTCCATATACCAGCGCTGATAGTGCGGATGGTCGCCGTCGACGATGCGCTCCATCGGCGCATAGTGCTGGCCGAAAACGTAGTAGTGCCTGACCAGGATGCCTTCCGCGTTCTTCTGCATCTTCTGGAAAATCCTGATGCGCGAAGCTAGATCGACGACAGCCGCGAGATCATTGCCCATCCAGCAGGGTTCGCCCTTGAACTGGTCTAATGAAAGATTCGGATCCTTGCAGGCCTCCCAGCAGGCCATGTTGAAGTAGCCGTTCAGCGTGTTTCCCCAGAGATCGAGGTGTTTCGTTTTGTAGATGAACTGCTTATGCGGGGAGATCAGGGCGGCGCCTAATTGCTTTTGGAGGAACTCAGGAAACACCGAGACGCCGTAGTTCGGGTTCGCCTTCTTTTGCGCGACGACGGACTTCCAATCATCTTCCTCGTCCGCCGCGTACATGATGCAGAAGAGGGAATCGTTCTCCTCAAAGCCCTCGAGTACCTTCTCGCAGTCTTTTTCTTCTATATAGCAAGGGCTGGCCGTGTCCGTCCCGGCAGTCGTGATATCTAGCGACAGCCCCTGCCTGCGCGAACCCTGGCCCGTGACCATCGTGTCGCGCAGATTGTTATTCGGATGCTCGTGGCGTTCATCCATAATCGCGCAGGATGGATTCGCACCGTCGCCGGGATCTCCAATGAGCGGCTCGAATTTGCCATCATCGAGCTTGGCGACGATGGATTCGACGTTTACTTCGAGATCGAAATGCTCCTTGAACTGCGGCGCCTTCTTGGCCATGCGGCGCGCAGTGCGAAAAACCTCCATGGCTTGTTTTTTTGTCGTGGCTCCGCAATAAACCTCGGGGCCCACCTCGCCATCGGCGACCAGCATGTAAAGTCCGATCGCCGCCGCCAGGGTCGACTTAGCGTTCTTGCGCGCGACCTTGATGTAGGCTTCGGCGAATCGCCGGAAGCTTGAAACCTTGTTCACCCACCCGAACAGCGAAGCGACGATGAAGACTTGCCAGGGCTCAAGCTTGATCAAACCCGAGCTCACGGAATCGACCCTGGCCCATTCTCCCTTCACATGCGGAAGCATCTCGATAAACCGGCAAACGCGGCCGGCTTTCCGAGCGCTGAACTCGTAGGGACACTCGGCCGAGGCTGACTTGATCAGGTCATCGAGATGACGCTTGCATGCGAGCCTAACCCACTTGCCGGCCAGGATTTTGCCCGAGACCACGTCGCGGGCGTAGCGGTTGGCTACGGTCGCGAAATGACGGTCGACGCGGGAGAGGCTTGGCTGTTTAGCCGAATGCTTCCCACGCGCCATCGGTACCCCTTACGCCCTTGCCGACGCTCGGCAGACGCTGATCGAGCTCCAGCCTCGAGGTGAGCGCGAGCAGGTTGTTTTTCTCCGACGTCGACATCGATTCTTCCCGCGTGCGGAACTTGTCCATCGCCACGCAGAACTGTTCGAGCAGTGCGCGGCGCATCGGCGTCCGGATCGTGACCTGCGGACCAAACTCCTGCCAGATGGCTTTCCACCTGGCGAACTTCAAAGCGCCCATCGACTCGGGCGGAACGTTCCAACGCTCAGGCGGAGGGCCAACCGGTTCAGCCTTCGGCGCGTTTCGTTCGGCCTCGATCCGCTCGCGATAGCGTTGCGGGTTCTTCCTGGTCGAGCCGCGGGCTTCGAGCACGCTGATCGGTGTGCGAGGACGCGACATAGGAACCTTTCGGTTAGAAAAAGGTTGGCGCGAAGGGTTTCGAGCTAATCGACGCCTCCTCGGGCCTTCTGGTTCGGTTTGCGGCTGGCTTTACGTGATCATCGTCAAACGCCAGTGTTTACGGGATGTTTTGGCCATTTTGCGAATTTTGTGGAAGCAAAAGTTTGCT